AAACTCACCAGAAGGGTATCTTTTTTCTAATTTTTTAACATTAGTTTCAATCACATCATTGAATGAAACACCTAATGCTTGAGTTGCCTGTGCAACATACCAGAGTACATCTCCAAGTTCAATAATTAAATGTTCACGATTATCTTCATTGAATGGTTTACCTTGAAATACCATCTTCTTTACGATCTCCAAGAACTCTCCAGACTCAGCAGCAAGGCCAACACCAGAAGTGGTAAGACGTTCAATATTGGCACCCTTTCTGTCAAGTTCAACCAGACGATCAGCAAGATAGACAAAATCTTTAGAACTATCGGATGTGACAGCATCGACAAACTTCTCGTATCGTTTAAAATCTACAGTCATTTTCACTCTCCCAAACAATGAATAACAGGTTTTTCATGTAGTAGTATTTTATATAGCAAACTATTTTCTGCACAAGATACAGGTTTGAATTCCTCTGCTGCATTAAATCCGTCATATCGTTTTGCTTGATTAATTACTATAGATCCCTCTTCTCCAGACACAGATCTATGCCAAGTTTTTGCAGGAATTATAAGTGCACCACTCTGTACGTTTAACCTTACTATATGATATGGGTATTTCCATGTATTATTGACTAGTTCAAAGGTTCTTTCACCTTGAACTACTCTGTTGTAATCATCTTGAAACTCATGTATATAAAATTGTTTTGCTCCTACTCCATCATCAGGTGGTGATATAGCAGCACCAGTATGCACCACTAAATCTGCTGCATTTGATTCATCAACTGATATATCATAGAAGATAACATCTTCTGTCTCACGAAATACTCTGTGTTTTTTAAAATGAATGTCACTCATAGCGATGATTAGTGTATGAAATTAGACCTGATATAACACAACGGTCATCTACAGGTGCAGGGGGAACTCTATGAAATAGATGTCCCTCAAAGAATAAGCATTGACCCGCTTCGGGTGCAAGTTCTTCTCCATCTAGTATAACAGAAGAACATCCTTTTGGTGTATTTACGTAATACACAAATGCTAATGGATATGGGAAGTGATTATGTTCTATAATACCTTCTCCTTTTAGGTAGAACATAGGCCATGCATCAAATATTTCAAATCCACATGGATCAAACCCACATTCTCCACCTCCACCCCAAGGAAAGTCTGCTTTATCTTTTGTCCAATCTCTTGCCTTTTCTAAGTATGCTTCTTTTGCTGCATCTGGAAGAGATCTAACAGAGAAATCATATGATATTTGTGGTATTAAACTTTCTATCCATGTTAATAAAGAATTTATTTGTTTTACATCTCTGCGTTTTGTATAATATCTCCATGGATATTCATCTCTATGACCATTTTTTAATCTTTCTACACTACCCATCTTCCAGTCTTTTGCATCTTGAAAGAAAAATGGGTTCATTTCCTCTGCTTCTGGAAAGTAGGATGCATAATACCTACTGCTCATGGATTTCCTGCCAGTATCAAATTGCTTGAGAGTGGGTTACCTGTTGAGAACCAACCAGTAGCAATATATTTTGTAGACATTGGTGGATTACCACGATGCAGATGTGTAAATGAGCCAGGAAATATAACTACTCTACCCGCTTTTGGTTTAACCTTCTGTTTTTGATACAAAAACTCTGTCTCACCACCCTCATCAACGTCATTAAAATATATTGTCCATACTAATGTTCTTGATGAACAAGTTTGTTCACAGTTTTCGGCATGAAAAGTATGATATCCCTCTGTTGGTTCAGTTTTTTGTACCAGACATCCACTGCTATGAAAATTCCAACCATTAAGATATGGATACCACTCAATATAGTCCTGTAAACAAAACCTTACATAATTCATTACGTCATGTGCAATGTCAGGATGAAAAGCACCAACATCTAATTGTCTGTCTTGAACACGATGATAATTTCTACCATTTACTTGAGTGGAATTTTCAAAAAGAGTTATAATTCTTTCACATTGGTCAGGTGGAACTCTATTGTCCCACACACCAATAAAATCTTCTTTCATTGTGGGTTGTATCTGAAAAGAACGTCCCGCAAATTGATCAGGTATCATCATACTTTTAGTTGTGCAAATTTTGTAGATAGATCGTCTTTAGATTCCATCTGAATATCTTGATTGGCATCTGTAATGCCTTGTTGTGCTGATTGTTCTACATCATATAGTCTCATCTTTGCACGATCAATCCCTACAACAAACCTCTTGTTAATAGTAGGATCATTGTATCTATTTTTAAGTTGCTTAACCATTATTTGATTGATCTCTTCCAACTCTTCAGTAGATATAAGAGCGAACATAAGATCAGCAGTTGCAGGAAGACCGAAGGACTCACTTGTATCAGTAAGATCGACATCACTACTACCATAGCCAGAACGAGTCGTCTGAGTAGCGGAGACGATAGGTACGCTAACCTCAACCGCAAGCCCACGGAGCTCTTCCGCAATCGCTTTAATATAGGAATACGAATTAACATTGCCTAGTTTAGAGTATCGGGATGATGCACAAATATTTAGATAATCTATGTATATTATATCAGGTTTGAATGATTTTTTCAAGGCTAGATCATTTAGTAATGCTCTAAAATGACCTACATGTGCTGATGCTGTAGGATATTCTTTGATAACTAGTTTACCTTGTGTCTTCTTAGCGATGTTAGTTACCTTATTTTCAAACATAATCTTAGGTAATTCAGTAATGTTCTGTATATCACAGTTCAGAAGGTTAGAATCTATCCTCTCGGCAATCTTTTCTTCTGCCATCTCAAGAGTAATATACAAAACGTTCTTACCTTGGAGTAGAACAGAACTAGCACAATGACACATGAACAAAGACTTACCCACACCAGTCCCTGCAAGAGCAACATTGAGAGTCTTGTTAGGAAGACCACCTTTTGTAATCTTGTTGAAGAATTCCAAATCAAAAGGAATCTTTTCTTCTTTTTGATGATAGAATTCGTATCGTTCTTCGTAATCTTCAAGGTAATCGTGACCTATATGATTGTCAAATGAGACTGCTAATGCATCTGATAATATAGATGGTATTGCTCCTGCTGCTCTCTGTTCATCATTACCTTCTGCGATCTTAATTGATGACATTAAAGCAAGATATAATGCTCTTTCTTTACACCATTTTTCAGTTGTATCTAATATCCACTCAAACTCAGATTTATCTGTATCAATATTACCAACAGCTTTTACAATTTCGTTGTGCTGATCATCAGATATATTATCTAATTGACCAATTTCTATGACTAGTGCTTCTTTTGTAGGGATAGCACTATACTCCGTAAAGTATTTAGACAATACCTCAAATAATTTCCTACCAACAAGGTCTGCAAAATACTCTGACTTGATAAAAGGCATTGCTTTACGCACATACTCTTCATCAAGTAATAAATTTTTTATAACTAACTGTTCTACTTCGTTCATGCAGGAATTCTTTCAATATTAAACAACAATGTAATCGTCATTCTTCGTTTCTTAACTGGTGGTGTACTATATTCTAAGTAAGATGGATGTATTATAACATCACCTTCATTAATATACAATGATTGAGCAGATACCCACTCATCAAGATCAAGATTTACTATACTCAAAAGATCTTTAGCAGGATGATAAAACACATCTGGATCTTTACCAGAAACATAGTGAGTCAATGTATAATGACTTGGAAGAGTTCTACATCTATCCATACTTTCACTTCGATCTAATACAGATAAACCAAAAGCAGTGATCAATGCAACATGAGTGTCAAAAACACCTAAGTCTTTTAAAAAATTTTCAGCAATTTCTTCGTAAGGTTTACTTACCCACTCTGGAACTTGAGATACAACTTTATTAAAAGGTGATGGTAGATTAAATTTAGAATTATCATATTCTCGCTATGAAAATGGGAATCATCAAGAATATTTAGGTTTAGGTGCTGGCCCAGAATTTATAAGAGGTAATTTCAAAAATAAAACTTTTGACTATACTCGTTTAAGTCTTTTCCCTTTTTATAAATTTAATAGTGGAGAAAGTGTTTTTAAATTTGATCAAAATTATGATAAATTCACTTTAAATATTGCTTTTGATCAGCAATTGTATGGACCAATTATTCTTAAAAGTATTGGGA